AAGAAGCTACCTATCTCAAATTAGAACTGCAGAAGTTTCAGCTAGAATCAGACCTTATGTTCAAAACATATCTGCTTCTGATTTAGGAACTATTGCATCAGGTTACATGGACTATAAATACCTATTCTCTTTACCAAATAGCAAAGAAACTATGATTTACGATTACGAAAGAGCTTGTTTCATGGGTCCTTGGAAAACTCCATTTGGCATCACTCAATGGCTTGAGTACATTGATTCTGATGGAATAGTCAGGTACCTTGCTGGTTGTAATGATGGAATAGTTAGAGAGTTTAGTTCTAAATTTAATTCAGATTCAGGGTCAGCTATTATTAAAACTGTTAAAACTAAAAAAGATGATTTTGATAATTGGTCAGTTCTAAAGACCTTTGAACTTCTAAACTTACTATTTAGAGAAGTATCAGGAACTGTAAATGTTTCAATAATTTATGAAGATAGAGCAGGGATTATTAGACAAGCTGTTAAATCTTTCTCACTAACAGGTTCAACAGGAGGTACAGGATGGGGTACAGACCTATGGGGTTCCCATAATTGGGGTACTTCTAACACTAATGTTATAACTCCAACACCACAAGACATTATAAGGTGGTCATCATTATATAAAACAGGTAGGAACGTACAGTTTCAAATAGTTCAAAATGATACCGAAACTAACTTTCAGTTGGTAGATATCAAATTATCAGCAACTCTACAACCTGAAGGTTCTTTGTCTTCATCTCTTCGAATATAACTTGCTATTTAAATATTTATTTATTATTTCTAAATTATGGCTAATTTATATAATGTACCACTTAAAAACGCAGTTCAGAAGGTTTTAGCAAATACTTTGCTTACCTCAGAAACAGGAACAATAACTTTTACTACTTCTGTTACATCAGATTTACAAGCATCAGCTAGTATTCCTGGTATCTTAGTTGTAGATAGAGTTGATGTTAATGGTACTTTAACCCCATCCTTAACTGAATATATTTCATTTACAGGTGTATCAGGATCAACTGTTACAGGTCTTGTAAGGGGTTTAGGTGGAACTTCAGCACAAGACCACGCAATCGGAGCTATCGTTGAATTTGTACCAGATGTTGTTTGGGCTGATTCTTTAAATGACGTATTTACAACTCAACACAATGCAGATGGTACTCATAAAACTTTATCTAATTTATCTTTAGTATCAGTCACTATTAACAACTCTACTTTAAATAATATTTCTTTTGCTGGTAACTCTTTAGTATCAGTTAATATCGGTTCTTCAGTATTTGCTAGCGGTACTATTACCAACACCTCTTTAGTTTCAACTACTTTTGTAAATAGAACTTATATCCCTGTTGAAAGTAAATTAATCTCAACAGCTACATCTACATTTGATTGGTCATTTGCAAATATACACTCTTTAACTTTATCTACAGCTACTACAACACTTGCTTTTTCAAATCCTGTTGCTGGTCAAGCTTTAATCACAAGACTTGGACAAGATGGAACAGGTGGTAGAAGAGTAGTATTCCCATCAACTATTTACTGGGCAGGAGGCACAGCCCCAACCCTAACCTCAACAGCATCAAAAAACGATGTTTTCGGGTTCTTATGCACAGCATCAGGATTCTATGATGGTTATGCAGTTGGTTACAACTTGTAATGTACGAAACTATCAAATTTGACTCATCATTTGAAGAATATAATGCCAATTTTAATTACAGCAGCAATTTAACAATAGCTGCTAACCCTAACAGAGTAGTATTTTTTATTGCTTGTTTTAATAACGCATCTGTAACTGTTTCAAACAACACATTTGCAGGTCAACCAATGACAGTTGCTGTTCAAAGAAGTTCTAACAACATGACAGTCTATATTTCATATCTTGTAAATCCCCCTGTTGGAACAAATTTAATGTTTGCTGATTTTAGTGATGCTATCCCACATATTGGTTCAGCTATATGTTTTTACAATGTAAATACTGCAAATCCATTATCTGCAACAAGAGATGTAGGTGTCGCAAGTGGAAGTTATACAGGAGCAATAGCAGTTCCTGAAAATGGATTATTTTTAGATACTATTAACAATGATACCAATGCAGTTATTTCTCCATCTGCTGGACAAACTTTGGTTGCAAGACACAATGGGAGTTTTGGTAATGGTGGTATCTCTTATAGAATTTTTACAAGTGCTGATCCAAACTATGTTGCAAGTTGGAACAATGGTACAACAAACGCAACAGTTTATGCAGAAGCAGTATTTAACCCAGCTCTAAGGCAGGGAGGGTCATTTTTGTATAACTTGATATGAGGCTTGATGAGAGAATGGCTAAGCTTGAAGAAAAAGTTGAAAACATCAAGGAAAACTTGGATGAGGTAGTCAAACATAGACTCCCAAATATCGAAAAGAAAATCGAAGGATTACAAAAATATATCTTTATAGGCATTGGACTTGCTATGGCTATCCAATTTGCTTTCACTCATTTTTATAAATAAGGTCAATTCCTACTTGACTAATTTCACCTATTGATAGATAATATAGTTACCCGAAAGGGTATATAAACATAACCCAACAAGGAGGGTGCTATGGGTTGGTTCAATTGGACTGTTCTCGCTGAGGACATTGCCGACAAAGACGAGGGTAAGCCCTCAACCGGTCATTACGAGCAACACCACGCTCGAACTGAAACCGGTGCCACAAACAACCAGGCACGAAGTGCTTGGCATCAGGCTCGTGTGGATGCTTCTGCTTCTGGGGATCTCAACGAACGTGTTGAGAACAAGAACAAGCAAAACAAGCCTTGGTGGAAGTAAGTAGTAAAGTCTTGGGAGCAGACTATAAACGCTCCCACTTTCATTTATGAAGCAAAATTTATTTAACTCAAATTTTAATCACGACAATTTCATAGAATATATGTGCCTTGTATTCGAAGATAAGCATTTTAAATCTGATGAACTTAGACCTAGTGTTTTAACAGGTATAGAAAAAGGTCTAAATAAATACAACGAAAAAAGAAGAAAAGTTAATCTCTTTGTTTATGTAACATATTTTGTTAAAAAAGAAGTTACCGACTACAAAAAATCTAAACTTCTATTCAATCTCTCTTTCAAAAAAAGATAAATTATATTATTTATATCTCATGACATTTAAAGATTTTGTTTCTAAATATAAAAATAAAAGTATAGATTTTGATAAAGCTTACTCTTTTCAATGTGTCGATTTATTTAATCAATACCTTGTAGATGTTTTAGGTATTTCAAATCCAATTCAAATGTTTCCTGTAGCATCAGCCTACCAAATTTGGGATTACGCTAAAGATAATGAAAAGTTTGAAAGAGTTGTTAATGATCCTAATGCTGTTCCTCAAGAGGGGGATATTATAGTTTGGGGTAAAGGCGTTGGACCTCATGGACACGTTGCTATCTACATTAATGGTGATGTCATGAAATTTACATCATTTGATCAAAATTGGAACTCTATTAAAAAATGTGTTGAGATAACACACAACTATGATGATGTCATTGGTTGGCTTAGACCTGTTAAGGTTGAAGATAAACCTACAACTAAACCTCCTTTTATAGACCTTGTAACTGCTTGGAGCAGTTTAGACGGTAATAAAACCTATGTTGCTGTAGCAGGTATGTTTTTAACTATCGTTGCTTATAACTTAGGTTATATAACTGAAGACCAATTCAATATGTTTGACACTTTATTCTTAGCTCTTATGGGATTTTCCCTTAGGGATGCAATAAAAAAGAAATAACTTAATGCCATCCTAATATGGTTTTGGCGAAAAACTAAATACTAAGATGGCTCTTATATTTTATCACCCTACCTTGTTGGTTTTAAAGTAAAAATTTTTAAAAAATTAATAATTTACAAGGCAGGGTTTTGACAAAAGAATTATGTATATTATACAAGAAAAGGCTAGGTATTACCCCAGCCCAATCTTGATGAAAAATTATCTCGCTAGTATCCTGCCTAAGTTATATCTAGCAACAATATAAAAATTATAGCACAGGGAGTTTTTTTAATTTAGGTATAGGATTTAGATTAGGCTTTGGTCCTGGCTTTTTATACTCTTTTCTAGGTGGTTTCTCTTTTCTTAATCTTCTTCTATATGGTTTTGCTAAGGTTCTTAAATCCCTTGCTACCTTCATAAACTCTTTAGCAGGTATTTTAGGATCTATATAAGTCTGTGGTAGACCTTCAAGTCTAACAAACTCATTAACTACCTTAGAGTAAAAATCACTTGTATGAAATTCTATTGAAACAGGGTTTCGATTAAAAACTATAGACTTGCTATAGTTTTCTAATTCTTTGCTTAAAAATTCTTTAAATTCTCCAATTTTGTCCATATTTATTTATGATACCAAGTTGCTGAGTATGAGTTAGTAAAGGTGTTAAAGATAAGGTTGCTTAGAGCAATTTAAAATTATTTGACCCCCTATGACTTTCAATATATGGTCATAAGACTCATACTCAACAACCTGGCATCATAACCAGGTTAGAAGTTACTGATTACTCCAATCGTTCTCAAAAGTTACAGTATCCATTGGTTTGGATGCTGGTTTATGGAAGATGTCGTAGTCTTTGTAAGTTCTTTTTGTTTTCTCGTTTCTTTTTTCTCCGAGAAATTTAACAAGGATTTCGTTTCCTAATGGAACGTGTTTCATCTTGTTATCGATAACAGTACTACCCCAGAAAGATACAATACCATTTGGTGTTCTAACTTCGTAGATGTTTGAATTATTAGCACCTAGATTGCTTTTCATAGCAATATAAACACCTGTTAGTTCTGCATTTACTGAGAAGTCGTGAGTACTACTTTCATTAGAAGAAGTATCAACTTTTATCCAATTACTCATGTTTAAATTTCCTTTCTTTGTAACTTTATACTTGTGTCATTATAACATCTATTACCAAAATTCACAGGGTTATTTCTCACTTTCTTCATCATAATGGTCAAAATAACTTTCGTTAAATCCCACTAAAACCCCACCAAACCAAACTGAGTTAATTCTTTTATGTTTTGGTATAAGTACCATAAACTCTTCTTCATACTTTCTATACTCTTCACTATCAGATGAATAATGGTTTGTATATGAATCAACAATATTTAGTCCTTTAATAAAACCATTAAACTCCTCATTAGTAAAATCTTGAAAAGTAGGGGACTTTTTATCATAAAACTTTACATTATCAGGAATACCATCCCAAATTTTTCTTCCATAAACTTTTTTTATTTTATAACTCATTTATTTCTTCTCCTTGTAGAGATTTTTATAGAGCATAGTGAAATACTTGCTATATTTATATCTCCAATCTTTCTCATCAAATACAAGTGGAGGTCTAATATCTTCCTTGATATATCTTGAGATTTTAGATATATCTTCCTCCCAAATCTTGTTTAGTTCCGGGTCATCTTTTTTAACTACAAACTCAAGCATGTTTCCATACTCTTTAGCAATGTAGATAATATGCCCTTCAGACACGTTATATGCCTTTAAATAGGTCAGAAGTTGTAGTTTGTGATTCAAGGATGCGCCCTCAACTTTTCGTGCCTTAAAACTTGTTGTAGAGGCTGATTTGATTTCAAAGATTGTCTTTTGAAGTCCTTGTGGGTACTTATCCCTAAATCTCTTCATAACCTCAATCTTTTTATTTAACTTTTCTCTTTCTCTATCCTGATACTTAGGTTCTAGTTCTTTTAACTTTTCCATTTCTGCAATTAGTTTTTGTCTAATATCTTCCCAATTAGTTATTTCAACTATCAGGTCAGGTTTAGCAACAACAGGTAAGTAGTCTTTCTCTTGGTACAACTTTCTCTCGTTATCGGTATAGGCAATACCAATGTTTTCAAGCATAGTTTTTAAACCTGTTTCAATCTGTTCCCCCAAGAAGAAGTTAGCAAGTCCTCTGCCATCAGGTAAATCTGAATAGGGAGTGCCTTTCATATCTAAATACCTATCAAGCATAATGCCACCTAGATCTGATGCCCAGATTTCATTTCTTACCTCACCTTTGCTATTAGCACGAGTTCCGATAAGGTCGGTTAAAAGATATGAAAGACTCCAGTTACTCATTATCTAAGTGATGTAGCAACTAAATAACCAATTACAATGCCTAATAACCCTGCTAAAATAAAAGCAGTTCCTTCAAACGAACTGTTAGAAGTTGTTTTGATTGTTTTTGGCGCACTAACATTTGAAACAACTTTCTTAACTGACGAACCTTTTCTACCTCTAAACTTTTTAATTCTGCTTTTGTTTTCGTCTGCTCTTTTTTTAATATCTTCTAAAGAAACTAAAATCTTATGTCCCTCTTCTTGAAACTTAATCTTCTTCTTAGTAACTAAGTTGTAGATATGGTTTCTTGAGTAACCAGTTACTTTAACTGCCTCAGGAACTGAAACAAATACACTCGCACTAGGTTGCACTAATTTTTTAGACATTTTATAGTCCTTTCAATAAATAATTAATTACAAGATGTAAAACACTTCCTAAAATCAAATTTAAGGCGAGGTAAATACCTAAGGTGGAGTAGTTGTCGTAAAAGTATTTAACTACTGTCCTAGACCAAAATAGGTGGCTTATAAACCCAAATAGGAAGTACATTAGAGCTGTTAAAAAGCTCATATATTTTCTTCCCAAAAACTAGGTACATTTGTTTCGTCAATTACATTAACTACTTCATAACCATACTCAGCACATTTTCTGATTAGGTCGTGTGTCATATCTTCCTTGAAAGCAAATGATTTAAGAGCGTTGTAGTGAGAGTAGATAAGGTTTTTGGAAGTTGCATCTACTATCTCGCCATAGTAATTATCTTCGTGGTTATAAGCATCTACATCTACTTGATAGATTAGTTCTACAGGTTTCATAGTAAGTTCCTTGTTAGAGTTATAACTACAGATTTAACTCCGAAGTCATAAAACATAATTTGATACTTAGGGGTGATTAGGTTTCTAATCAACTCCTGATGCTCGAAGATGTGTTTAAAGTCTTCGTCAGACAAAAAGAAGTACAGAGTGCCAAATTCAACTTTGGCGTCATAATGATTTAATGCACACTCGTTGATGATTTCCCAGCAAGTTTGCATATTAACTTTGGTGTTCATAATTTGAACCTTTCTTTGAACTTTTTACTAATACATTTATTTAAGCACTACTCATTTACTTTGTCAAGCATTGCTTTAATATATTTTTGTTCTGCTTGATAGTAGGAAACGCGGGTGTATATGTAAAATATCACCTTTACCCCCTTACTTGTTTCATGGACATTTCTAGTTACTACGTGCTTACCATCGCTTACTACAGCGAAGTATGGGGCATCTTTATCAGCAAAAAGATTTTTTAAAATATCATGCTTTCCCCTGACTAACTCTTTGTCCTTTTTCATCATCTCCCAAATCTTTGATACTTCTAAATTTTCTTCAAACAACATGGTTATCCTTTCATGTAGGCATCATACATAGTGCCTTTTAAATTAAAACTTAAATTCTCCTGTTTGTCATAAATCCTTAAATTGTTTAGGTCTAAAAAGAAACCAAAATCTCCTAAAGCATTTCCATTGGTTCTGCATTTAACAACTTTAAGAACCAATTTAGATCTTTCAAGCATGTCTATAGACCTTACATTTCTTGAAATCATCCAAACATTTTCAGCAGTATCAGGAATTATACTTCCACCCTTAATATCTTCTAGTTCAGGGTCTAGGAACTTGATGTCTTTTGAGTCATCAACTTTTTTGATGTAACTACCACCTGAGTTTGGAGATTTCCTGACATGGTGGCATAACATTATTGCTATGTTATGTTCCTTTGATAGGTCTGATAACTCACCAACAATTTCTCCGGCAAGTTTCAAATCATTACCCCCTTCCATTTTTTGAAGTGGGTCGATAACAAACACTTGGACACCTTTTTGAATTAACTCTTTGACTTTGGCAAGTAATACCTCAGGTTTTCTTATTTTGCTGTTGGTTGATAAGTAATTGTAGTTTCCAAATCCTTGTTCGATTAAAGACTTAATTTTTGGTGCATTGGAAGTATCGTGAAAGAACTCTTTGGTTAGTCCGTATCTAATTCTGATTAACCTTTCAAGCGTTTCAAGTATTCCATTTTCAAGGTCAAGATATGCCACTTTTCTTTCTTGAGAGATGTTGTTGAGTAAATTCATAAAGACCAATGATTTACCAATACCTGTTTGTGCCGATATTAAAGTTAAGTTACTTGATAACACTCCACCTGTTTTGAAATCAAAGCCGGTGTATCCTGTTTTAATTCCAAACCTATCCTTGTTAAATAGATTTTCAATTAAGGTTTCGTTATCTACCAAATCAATTAAGTTACTTGAAATAGGGTTTTCAGAAGTTTCATAACTTAAAGCGTGGTTAAACTTCTTGATTAAATTATCTTCACTTACAAACCCATCAGCATTATCAACTATGTGGTCTTTAGCCCAAGAAAGGTATAATGGTAGTCCAGCGTTAAGCCATCTATGTTTAGGAAGCATTTTAATGATAGATCTTGCTCCACTAAACATAGTGGCATCTCTTTCCCCTTGAAAATATTTTTTTGTGAAATCGAATAATTGAAATTGTTGATTAGGTTGAATTTGGTTATCTCTTCTTTTTGGCAGAATAGAAAGCAGTTCTTGTGGCAGGTCTGCTAGGGGTGTGTCTAGTGGCGACCTTACCCACTCGTAGTATTTGCCCGAGTGGTGTAGAGATGGGGGTAATACTACATATCCACCCTGACCCCTTGTATCAAGACCTTTGATTAGATTAACTTGGGTCTTAATGTTTTCGTTGAAGTTAAAATAAATGTGATAACCACCACCACCTGTTTTAGCAATAGGGGTTTTAACTTCTGACATTATCTTTTTAATCTGTTCAAAGTTAGTTTCTTCCTTGTAATCGTCTAAATCTAAAATTAAAAGGTTTGAGTGAGTTCCTGTAATAGCACCAATACCATAGACCTTACCCCTGAAAGTTTGGTTAATGTCGTACCAAATTTCTTCTGCAGTAGGTTTAATTACATCTCCTAGAGTGTTAAATTGTTTCCAACTCTTGAGAGGTTTTTTATATTTACCATCTTCATCTTTGCCTGTAGGAACAATAATCCATCCTAAATCGACATATTGTTGTATCAATTCTTGGTCAATTTTAATTTCTGTCATAGTGCGTTATCCCAAAGTCTAGCAAACTCTTCGTCTTCTTTAGTCCTGTATTTTTTAGCTGGTGTATCCCCTAGAGCAAGAAGTTGGTCTATGTAATTTACAGGGTTGCCTGCTCTATCTCTTGTTCTAAATAACCAAGGTAGACCATTTTTTGAATTACCATCTTTAGACCAATGTGGATACTTTTCCCAATTTATTATTGCTTCTTTAATAACATCGACATCATATTTCTCTAACCACTCATTAAAGTTATCCACCCAAGAAGTATCTATGCTAGGTCTTTTATTCCTAAACAAGGAGTTATACAAATCTAACACTTCCCTTTCATTAGCATTTAAATCTTCAATGCTTTTGTCTTTAGTTTTTTTAGATTTCTTTTTTTCTCCTAAAGATATATGTTGTTTTATATCTGTGTTTAACATCTGTTGTTTTATATCTGGTAAAGGTCTTACCATTTGGGAAGTTGCACTTACCATTTGGTCAGAGCAAGTTCCCGTTTGGTCAGAGCAACTTACCATTTGGGAAGAGCAATTTACCATTTGGTCAGACCGATTGGTAAGTGAGAACCATTTAGTTTTATCCCCACCTCTTTTGTTAAAATTACCTTCTTCCAAATAACCACTTTCAACAAGTTTGTTTAACCTAGTTCTGATTTGCTTTTCACTTAACCAATCAAATACTTCAGTAAAAGTATTCGCAGAATTAAAAGTCCAATATTTCCCATTTTTGAAATTGTGTTCGTTTTTATTCTTCGTGTTAAGTTCAATCCAAAATTGTATGTTGTAAAGGATAATGGCTGTATCAGTATCAAATTTTTTGGCAATTTCGGTATCAAAATATCTATTTACCTTATTCATTTCTTCTTTCCTTT